GTTCCTTACATGCCTTTATACTCATTATCATTATATAAGGCGGCTTCAGCTTCTTTGCGGTTCATACCTTCACGGTAAAGGCGCATGTAGTTTGTATTGTGCGCATTACTGTGTTCACGCAGAAAGTACTTTGCATTCTCACTTTGATAGTGTGGGTCGTTCTTAATTGCCTGTTTGGCTTGCTCCAAGGTCATTCCAGGCTTGTAGAGATGTGAATAACCAAAAATATATAGGCGGTTCTTTGCCAGAAATGTATCATAAGCAGCATCGGTACTTGCCATGATTGCAGTGATAAATATATATATATTGTTTATTTTACATTTTATATTTCAATTTTTATAAAAGTTTAATTAAAAGAAAATGAAACAATTATTTTATCTGTTTTTGGTTGTGTAAAACTTAGAGAACTATTATGATATTTAGTATCAATGATAGCACCAGATGTAGGATTAGTTATTCTAATATTATTATTATTACACGGTGTTATATCATTATGTATTGCTGTTTTAAAATTACTTTGATAATTATTAAATGTTTTTTGTTTTTTATTAGGTTTTAATTCTTTTTTTACTTTTTTATTAATTTTATTTTTTTTATTCATATCATTTTCAATTGCATTATAATTAACAAGAACATAATCATATACTTTCTTTGAAATAAACCATTTAAAAAAATTTAATTGTCCAATTGTAGTTATTATACATGAATCATTCATAAAATAAGGTATTCTATCTCCTCTACTAAAAGGATCAAAATGTTTTTTTTGATATGCTTTTAATTGTTGTTTATAAGATAAATATACATTAAAAGTATTCTCAATATTATTTTCTTTTAACTTATATGAAATTTTATTTAATTTGGCATATTTAGTAACAAAATAATCAATTAATCTAATTGATATAATTGATTCTGATGTAACAATTTGTAAAAATAATAATATATTTTCTACTATTTCGTAAAATGATTCTTGTGATTTTATTATTGTATTTTCATGTGATGATAGTTTTATATTATTAAATACTTCATGATTTAATTTAGTTGATTCTAACATGATTTTACAATCAATTATACTATTTATATTGTGATATTCTTTAAATATATTACATTATGATGAATTATTTTTTATACTATGTATTTACAGTATTGATGATTAAATATAAAAATAATTTTATTTTTATATTTAATAACTAGTTTAAGTTGATGAACTATCAGATAAATAAGAATTTTCAATATTTAGGTTTAAAATATTAGGACTCATGTCTGATTGTAAATCAGATTGTAAATCATTAACAAATTTATCTGCATCTAAATGCGTTAATGATCTGTATAATTCATTACTTGAATCAATATTCATAAAAATATTATGATTAATTTCTGTATCAGGAATATCAATTTCATCTTCATCTGATTCTATAAATTTATAATTATAAATATCTTTTTCTTTTAAAGTAAATGATAATAAAACAGGTCTGAAAAATAATCCAAAATCATTATTAGAATTAATCCATATAGCATAACATTCTAATATCATTTTACACCATGAATTAGCTGGAATTGAATTAATCTCTATTTTATTTGAATTATTTAATTGAAGTAATGTTTCAAAATCATTATTTTTTATAATTTTAATTTTTAATGTTCCTTTTGAATAATCAGTAGATTCACGGATAATTTTCTGAAAATTAATTGTTTGATTAGTCTCAGTAATATTAAACCATTCAGAAACATTATTTTGTGCATCTAATTTTATTTTATTTTCTAATTTATTAAGAAATGAAATAAATGAATCAATTTTATTATTATATTTACCATCTAAAGCAACCTCAATTTCTGCAAAACCAGATGTGCAATCAGGAGATGATATATTTAATAATGTAGGTGTTTGAATAACAAAATTCTGTAAAGAATTATCATTATATTTTAATAAAATTATTTTTTTTGTCTGGTTAGATTTGATTTTAGTATATGTAATATTATTTAAATCTATATCATGAATATTTAAAGGGTTATTAGTAGAAATACTTTGAGTTTCATTTTTTGGATTCATAGATGTCTTACGTAATTTATCCATTTGTGTATATATACCACCGGTTGATGAATCATTATGTTTTCTTGATACATTTGTATTAGTTGTTGTATAATTCATAAATATATATGTATATTATAAATAAATATTCCTTAAATGTATTTATAATATAAATAAAGTAATTAAGCACTTGCTTTCTTTGATTTTGCTTTAGCTGGTGCTTTGGGTGGGTTTTTAGCAACTGGTTTTACATCATCCTCATCTGATTCTTCATCAGTTAACTCTGCAACAGTCACTTTAGCTTTATTAATCGTTTTAACAGATGCTACTTGTTCTTCATCAGATTCTGACTCTTCATCGGATGACTCTGATGCAACAACTGCAACAGCTGGTTTATTCTTTGGCGTAGGCACACTTGAAGAACTTGCCCCAGCATTAATGGTTGCATTTGTTTTCACAGGTGGTTCAACAGTCTGAACTGTTTCTGTCTCTTCATCAGAATCAAGAAACATATCAGTATTAAGTAGATTTTTATAAGTATTCATTCTTAATGGTAGTTCAACTTCTGCTTTTACTAATTTAAATGTAATTCCATACATTGGATCTTTAGATGCATTAGATGCTTGAGCCCATAATTTGACAGGACGAATAATAAAGCGCACTCTTGCACCATAACAAATATATTTAGCAATATCATCTACTGTTTTAATAGACTCGTCAGGCACATTAGTGCGCACTCTCTTGTTATTTTCCATAACAGATGTGCAAACACTAGTATTAATTTCACCTGTATCATAATTAGTGCTAATTTTAATTTTCATATAATCCATAGTGCTTTTATTTTTATTATCATCATCAATTAATGGACTACGAACAACTTCTTGATATGCAAATTTCTTAGCTTTCGCAGCTCCAAATAGTTTGACTTTAAAATCATCAGAACTAAATTTATTATCAATTGATTTTAATTGTGTTTTACAATTAGCAACTTCAGGATCTTCGTCGGTTAATGGTGTTTTCACAAAACACCTTTGAGAGTCTTCAGTAAAAAATTCATTCATTCGAGGAATTCCATAAGTGTCTAATGTAATCCATGGTAATTGTAAAAATAGCGGTGTATTTGATGTGCTATTAGATCCATAGGTTAAAAATGCAGTGCTGCCTTTTGCTGCTTGCTTTAATTCACCACTGACATTGAAATAGTTAATGTTGAAATCTTTATAATTAGTAGTCATTTTATTTTTAATATGTATAAAATTATAACTTTAATATGTATTTAAATCAATTTTTTTTAATCATTATAAGTTAATGTCCCATCTACCTTTTTTAATTCTCTTATAAAAAGATTATAAAATTCATTATTTTGCATATGAAATTCTAATAGCTTAGATATATTTATAACTTTAATACCATTTTGTATACTATTACGTAATTGTAATATTAATTTACTTATATATAATTTAGTATCTTTATCATCATAATTTTTTATATTTTGTATACCAGACACTTTATCTACATAAATTATAGTTATAGTAGTTAATTTAGAAAATAAACTTATAATTTTATTTAAACTATTAATATTAACATTATTACATATTAGTGTTTTGATTGTATTAAATGGTTTTTCTAGCATAAGAGTTTTTATATTAGGAACTATATCATATACTGGTTGTGTCAAATTTTCCGTAATGTCTGATTGATAAAATTGTGTGCTGAAATCACCAAATAGATGTATTGTTTCTAATGATGGGAAAAAATTAATAAAAGTATATATATCTATATAAAATGGTATACTACCAAATGTTTCTGTGTCATTATTAAAGGTTGATCCTTTATCATATATTTTTAATGTAGATAATTTATCATATGTAGATAATTTATTAATTAAATTAGATTTATATATTTTATTATATTTTACAACACTATCTGCAACAAAACTATCTGCAACAAATGATTGTACAACTTGAGGTTCACTTGATAGTATAAAATTTATATATTTATTTATTTTATCTTGTAAAAAAATTTTAAATTTTTCATATATATCTTTTGATAATGTACGATATATATAATCATATAATATATGTAACTTGAGTTGTTTATTATTATAATCACGTAAATCATTATATTTAATTGATACTAGATAGACCATAGGAGTTATTTCTGAATTATTCATATTTATATGAATTATATATATATCATTTATATTATCTGGATTATATATATAATATTTTTTATCAGATTGTTTTTCTGGTTTTATATTTTCAGTCCATAATGTTGTGTGTGTTAATAGTGATAAGTATGAATATTTCTCTTTTGTTGGATTATATATAATAATATTATCATTTTTGAAAACAACATTAAAATGATTGCTATAATCTTGATCTTTTGAAAATTCTACATTTCTTATGTTAATTTTACTAGGATGTTCGTGTAATCGTGATAATAATTCTATAATAATAGCTCGTAATAGTGCAATTTCTTTTAGAAATTTTGCAACCATTTTTTCATATTCTTCAGTATTATGCACAAAAACTGTTTTCTTTATGAGTGTATCAAATGTTTCTGCAACTGAACCTGAACCACCTATTTGAATATTGATCTGACTATTTATTAAATTTAATAATTCAACACCTTTTATTATTTTTTTTAGTTTAGTATTAATTTTTGGAATAAATATTGCACTATAAGATTTCATTATAATATAATATATAAAAATATTTTTATCATTATAATATATGGATAAAATCATTTTCAATATTTTACTTGTAATAATAATAATATATATATTTTTTACAAGTGTAGAACATCTAGAAAACACAGGACCAACTGATGCAATCAAAGAAGCAGTCAAACAAGTCTACCTTGCTGATGTGGAATCTATTAGAAATTTATCTGTTGTTGCTAAAAAATTACAAGAAGATGGTGGATTAGTTACTCCTGCTAATATGAGTATTCGTGGTAAATTAAATATCAATTCTCCAGCTAATGCTAAAGATTTACCCGCTAATGTAGCACTATCTGTAGAAAATGCAACTGAAACAACTATAAGATTAAAAACAAAAGCGGATGATGCAAAAAATATTAATTTAACAAATAATGATGGTAATTTAACAATAGGTAATGCAAAAGGGGCTGATTTATTAAATATAAAAGCAGATGGTAATGTTGCAATTAAACAGGATTTAACCACCGGAAGTCTTACAACAGGTAGTCTTAAAACGGGTAGTCTTACAACAACAGGTGATATTACTGGTAAAAATATCTCGATGAATGGAAATGTAGTGGCATCAGGTAGTTTAACATCAAATACTATTGTAGCGACAACTAGTATTACTACACCTAATTTAATAGTTGATCAGATTAGAGGGATTAATATGACAGATTATATTCCAATTGTTATAAATTTCTGTGCTCCAACGGGTGGTGATAATTCATTAATTAATAAAACATTTATATTTCCAAATCCATCATGTGTATTTTATACATTAGACAATTCAACTATTCAAACATCAATGAAATTAGTTCGTGAAAGATTAGGAAGAGTAGGTAGGAAAGAGTGGTCAAATTGTAGAAATGCAGGCGCGGGTCATAATCTTACAACTTTCACAAATCTTACTGTATCTATACCACCCGGTAAACAAATTAAAATATTTGGTTGGGCTGATAAGAAGATGGAAAAGGGTCCTCCGGGATATTATGAAATATCACTATCATTTAATCCACATGTAATATGGGCTGGTCTTGATGCTTATGCAGGGGATATTCCAGATTTTACACCATTTGTAGACCTCCAAAAAATTGGTTAATTAGTATCATAAAATCTAAATTATATATGGTTTATAATAAAAAATATAAATATTTTTTATTATAAATATTGACCAATGGATATAGGCATTTCCTTAATATCCATATTATAATAATGTTTCATTCTGTTGAATGTTTTAATATCACAAGGATCAGTTGATTTGACTAGTGTAATTGCAACACCTTTTTTATCAAAACGACCACATCGACCTATCCGGTGTACATATGTTTCTTTATTTGGTGGTAAATCATAATTAATAACCATATTCACTTGTGGAATATCAATACCTCTAGATAATAAATCAGTAGTTAATAATAATCTAGTATTACCGTCTCTAAACTCTTTAACAATATTATCACGTTCAGATTGATTCATATTAGAATGAATAGTGGTAATTGTGAAATTATTTAATTTTAATTGTTGTTCTAACCATTCAACTTTTCTAATAGTATTACAAAAAATAATTGTTTGTGCCGCTGAAACTAAATTATATAAATCAAGTAAAGTATCAAATTTTGATTCTTCTGTTTCAACATCTACATAAAATTGTGTAATTAAATCAATTATAACTTCATTATTTTTCAATAAAATTTTAATTGGATCGTGCATAAAAATTTTACTAATACTAAATACATTATTTGACATTGTTGCAGATATTAATACTATTTGAACTCCACATGGTATTTTATCTAAAATAAATTGTAATTTATCATTAATACCATTAGCTAGTAAATCATCTGCTTCATCTAATACTACAAATTTTACTTTATGACTATTAATTTTCTTTTCATTAATCATATGTGATAATCTACCAATTGTTCCAATTACTAATGTCGCTGTTTTTAATTCATCACGATTTTGATATACATTAGTCCCACCTACACATTTAGTTATTTTAAAATTTGTATATTTTCCTAGATTACTTGCAACTGCATATACTTGATCTGCTAACTCTCTTGTAGGTGTAATAATAACTCCTTGACATCCTGTTTCAGTTGTATCTAGCCTATTCATAACACCTAATAAATAAGTTGCAGTCTTTCCAGTTCCTGATTGTGATTGTAATATACAATCTTTCCCTGTAGTAATTGAGTTAATACCTTTTATTTGTATTGGCGTAGGTTGTGTAAAACCATGTAAATACACACCTTTAATTAATTCTTGACTTAATTTTAAATCATCAAAATTATCCATTATATAATATAATAATTAATTATAGCTCTTTAAATAATTATTAAATTAAATATTTTGTAATGTTAAACTATATGCTATTTAGATGTTGTAGGCATATAAAATTCGGTTTTCCCAATTTCATATTTCATAATATCTAATAATAATGCTTCTTGTTCTAATGGTGGGAATGTAATACGTCCACCTTTTTCATTTTCAGTATATTCTGAATTACTTATTTTTTTAGTATCTAATAATAAGTCAAATGCACCAGTGCCACCTGAGATAACTCTACCAACAGCAACACGCGAGCTTAGTGATTGTAATGAATCTTTTTCATTAAATAGTGCAGCATTTGCAAAATGATCCATTGTTCTTTCAAATGATGCGCGCGCTAGTGGATCCATATCTATCTTACCAAGACCATGACGATCAATTGATAAAATTTCACCCATATAACACATTTGATCTACTAATACAGATAAATGTGATTGATTGATTTTAGATTCAAAGGCAACAGTTAATTCATGAGCAAGAATACAACGTGCCGCTTCAATACCATAATGTTTTAAAATAGTAAAAATATCATTACATTTAGTACGTGTATGATCAATACCTTTCATTAATCGCATACTGTTAATGTTAATACCATTTGTATAAACTACATATTCTTTATTATCTAAAACTTCACCGGTGTCTTTATTAAAATGAACAGAACTTTCGTGTAATACATTAATTTCTTGAATATTTTCAATTCCTTTCAATGTAATATCATCAAATACCATTTTAAGAAAATCATAAACAATATTATAATTGAATGAACTCATACTAAATCGGATATGAATAATTTGTTCATTATCAGTTATATTATTTGATAAAATAGCACAACGTGATATTCTACTAATAACATCTTTGTCATTCTTTTTTAAATTTTTTAAATTTGTATAATTTTTATACCAATAACTAATAAATTTTGTTTTAATATCAAGTGTAGATGTTTCCTTATCCATCATTTTTTCAGTATTTAATTTAATTCTAAAAACAAAAGGTAATGATAAAATATCTGCTTTTTGATTATTAATAAAGAATGGTGTTGTAACATTATCTGCTTTTAATTTTTTTCCTCCAATAT